AGGCAGAAAAGGTTTTCTGAAAAAACGCGAATTCCCCGATGTGCTGGAAGGTACGGCGGCTGGGCTTAAACTTATCTCGCCGAACCCTGTTTACTTGGCGCAACACAGGATGATCGAAATGGACAAGTTCATTCTGGCGCACAGGTATATGAAAGAACTCGAAGTCTTGGGGATGGTTAAGTTTGGGCGATGGGGGCAGACAGGCCCGGACGGATGGCAGAGGATAAACGATAAACTGTTTTCCGTTCAAGGGATGAAGGTCGTCGAGGATGGTGAGGAGACTTTCGTCCCTGGCGGAGACTATTACGTCCCGGAAGGCGCGGCGAAAATTTTCAACAACTATTTGTCTCCGGGTTTGCAGAACTCCAAGATTTTTCATGGAGCCATGACCGTTTCCAATTTGATGAACAGCGCCCAGCTTGGGTTTTCCGCGTTCCACGCAGGGTTTATCATAGCTGACGTTATGAGCAGTAGCATGGCGTTGGCTATTCAGCGGATGGAACATGGGATAAAGACAGGTGACACGAAAATGTTTGGCAAAGGGGTTATTGGAGCCGTAGAAGCTCCTGTCAACATATTCGCCATTTACAAGGCCGGGAAAGATTTACAAAAGGCGTGGGACAACAAGGAAACCGCTACGCCGGAGTTCCAGTTAATCGCCGACATCTATCAAAAAGGCGGCGGAAGAGCGAACATAAACGCCCTTTATCATACGAAATTTTCCGAGGCCTTAAAAAGAGCGTTGCAAAAAGAACAATATTTCGGCGTGGCTTGGCGTGCGCCGTTTGCGCTGATAGAACAAGCGTCCAGGCCGATCATGGAAAAACTGGTTCCGATAATGAAAAATGGGGTCGCCGCCAGGCTTATTCAATTCGAGCTTGAACGTAAAGGGTTGGATATGACGCTCACCCAGCAGAGGGAAGTCGCCGGGAGAATCGTTGATTCAGGTAACAACCGGATGGGGCAGATGGTTTACGACAATCTGATGTGGAACAAGATCGGGAAAGACTTGGCGTTTTTATCTATGCGGTCGGTTGGATGGAACGTAGGGACAATAAAAGAACTTGGCGGCGGCGTAATGGATTTGGGGAGATATTTAGCCAGTGGTGGCAAGGCTGAATTGTCATCTCGCGCCGCGTATGTGATGGGGCTTACCGTCATGACCGGCACGATCGGGGCGACTATTGGGTATCTGCTCACAGGAGAGCTTCCGAAAGAACTGAAAGATTATTATTTTCCAAAAGACGGGACGGTCGGGCCGAATGGGCAGGTGAACCGGATATCTTTGCCTTCTTACATGAAAGACGTCGCGGCTTATTACATGCACCCGCTAAACACGATTGGCAATAAAGCGTCTCCACTTTTGAGGATGATTATCGAGATGTTGGGGAATAAAGATTTTTATGGAGAAGAGATTTACCCGACAGGCGGGAACGCTGGTGAAATTGCGGGGGGAATCGGTAAACATGTGGTCGGGAGTTTCGTGCCGTTCGCGGTGCGAGGCATAAACCGGAATCTCGACAAACAGGGGAAAACGGTGTTTGAAACAACGCCGAAAGATATGCTCCCCTTCATCGGGATAACTCCCGCCAACAAAGACATCTCTCAATCACCAGCGGAAAGGTTGGCGAGTGAATTGATGAGCGAACAAATGGGGAATCCGGTCAAAACAGCATTGGAAATTAAAAAACAACAGGCGCACGGAAAAGCGAGTAATGCAATCGCCGCAGGAAACGAAAGTCTTGTAGACAAAATGTTGGAGAATGGGGAGATAAGCGGGAAGGAGGTCTTAACCATCCTGAAAAACATTGGGAAACCCCAAATTGAAATCATCGTTAACCGTTTGAATTTCGACCGGGCTTTGAGAGTGTGGAACCGGGGGGACGAACAGGAAAAAAATATAATTGAGCCGTTGATTCTGAAAAAAGTTGTTAAGATGAAAGATAAAAGCCAAAAAACGGATGCAATTAAACGACTCCAGGATTTAGGCTTCAAGTGAAAACGCATTTTAGATGTGGTTGTTCTTATTTTAGCTTTCCCCCCACTTTATCGGCGGCCTTTTTGAGTTGATCGCTTTGCAGGTGAGCGTATCGTTGCGTCATTTTCGAGTCTTTGTGATTGAGCAAAACCTGTACCTCGTGGAGCGACACCCCAGCGGCCACGGCCAACGACGCGAAAGAGTGGCGAAGGTCGTGGAATCTTATATCAATCCCCGCTTGTTTCCGGATTTCTCCCCACGCTTTTTTAATGTTACACCCGCCGAAAATGCGCTTTTCGCCGGGTCGTTTCCCCGGTAAAAAAGAGATCGCCATCGCAGATAGAGCCGTGAAATCCGCCGTGCCGACATCCCCTCCTTTCGGGTCACGGAGCCGTAGCCGCCCGGCCTCAATATCCACGTCGTCCCACTCCAGGCGTAGCATCGCGCCGGATCGGATGCCAGTCGCCAAACAAAACATGACGGCGCTGGCAGAGAGCTTGTCCGGGTAGCCATCGCAGACCTCTTTAAGCCGGATTATTTGCTCGGCGGTCAAAAATGCCGTCACGCCGGGATTCTGGCGGGGCAATTCAACCACGAAAGTAAGGCCGGGGCATATCCGTTTTTTGACGGCGAAACGTGACAGGCGGCGGAGCAGACTACCCAGCAGGTGCGCGGTGCGCCTCTTCCCATCCGCAAGCAGGGCGCTTATCCCCTTATCCAGATCGAGGGGCTTGATAGAATCAAAAACCTTGGCGCCGAACGATTTCGCTATGTGATTTTTAAAAAAGTTGGATTCCGAATATCGCGCCCTGTAATCGCCCTTGAAGTCCAGGTACGCCGCCCACACGTCGGCCACCGTGGGCTTGTAGGCTTGCGCCTGGGCGCGATTGTCGCCGTTGCTGGACGTATCGCCCCGAAGCCTGCCTATCCTGTACTGTGCGGCCTTTGCCGCCGTCATACCGTGTGAGACTTTTCCGGCTGGCTCTTCAATCCGGCGCCCGGCTATCCGGTAACTGATATAAAATGTCCGCTCACCATTTTTGGCGACGTGGCCATAAACGCCGGGGTATTTCGTTTTTTCGCGGTTCATATAGCCCCTCCTTTTTTTAAGCTGACGCTCTCCGTCCCACCGCCATCCCACCATCCGGGCGAACCTTAGGATACTTTGAGCTACTTATTATTACTTAGAGTAGATGAGGATGTCAAACATAAAAACCGCATTGGTAGCGGGGTTTGTGGGGTTTGTCTTTGTTTTTCAATGGAGCGGGTGAAGGGATTCGAACCCTCGACCCTCAGCTTGGGAAGCTTCCGTTATTGACCCGTAACCCCTTTATTTTCCTTGTCTTTGGCTGGGTTTAAATTCTGTCCCGCCAGCCGTCCCACCCGGCGCCCCGGTCCAACGATTGGCGTAGGGTTGAGAGGGGTCGCGCCCTAATTGGCGCGGGTTTTTAATGGCGCCCTGATCCGTCACTTAATGATACCCTCCACAAGAACCGCTGAGGATATGTCACTTGTTCATCGTCCAGGTTCCGGCATCCGCATTGAAGTCGCAGTTGTAGTTACCGTTGCCCTGACTCCCTGACATAGTGCCGATAAAAGAACAGGCTATCCCGCCGGACAATGCGATGTTTCCAGTAAAATTATTGCCCACGATGGAGCCGGACACAACGCCGCCCGGGCTGATGCAGTTAATCGTACCAGGCGAACAGAAATAATTACCGGAAAACGATGTGCCGCTCTGGCTTATTGTCCAGGCAATATTGATGTACCCGCCGTAATATGAACTGGAGGCCCGGCCTGTCCATGTGCCCGAAATATCGCCACCGCTTGGAGGTGTGCCAACGCTGGTAGCGGTAGCGGTAGTAAGATTCCCGGAAGGACTTGATCCACCTCCACCGCAAGCGGACAGTAGTGTCACCGCCAAGATTAAGACCACAATGCCGATCTTTTTCATCTTTCAATCTCCCTCCCAAACCATATTACTTTACCGTTGATATTAACGTCATCCGCCGGGTGTTCTTCCGCCTCGTAGCGGACGGCGTTATCGCTGATGATTTTTACGCGGTTCTGGCGCGGGAAAAACTGAATCCGTTTGACCATGATGTGATCGTTCACTGCAACGGCGTAGATGCCGCCGGAAGGATCAAGAAAATTATGATTGTGGTCTACTAAAACTAGATCGCCGGATTGGAGGGTAGGTTCCATAGAATCACCAGAGACGCGGATAAGGCTCATGCGGGAAGGATCGCCCCGTCGTTGTATCCAGTCGCGCCGAAATGCAACGCGGATGTCTGCGGAGTCATCAGGGATAAGGCCGCGCCCAGCGGCTATTTCTCCACGCATTTGAGGAATCAGCACAAAATCCCCTTCCGCTAATTCACGAGCGGATTGTACGGCTAAATCCTTACCAGCGTCAAGGGGATTTTCTCTACCGGTAAGAAGATAATCCACAGAAACAGAAAGGGTTTTTGACAACGCAGAGAGAGTCTTTGTTCCTGGATTTTTTCCCTTGAGTGCGAAATCACGCACAGTATTGTATCCAATCCCCGCTTTTTGCGCGAGCTGGCGCAAGTTTTCAACCCCCTTTTCCCCTATTATCTCCTTATAATTCCTTGTAAAATAATGCCTCATAAAATATATGCGTCCTTTCGCATTTAAGCCTTGACAGAATATGCGGACTACCGCATACTCTCCCCATGATGACCATGAGAACGAGGAATAATGAAAACGCAAATTGCCCCCGTAGGCGCATCGCAGACCTTTTTCTGTGTGGTCATCATAGCTCGCAGTTCATCGTCTCGCCCTGCGGGGGCGTTTTTACTCTCATCGTCTTTATCGGCTCGGAACCTAAAAACTTTACACGGATTGAGCCATGACTAGAGTATCACGAGCGGTCAGAGAGAAACACACGGTAACGAAAACCGACCGACTCCTATCCACAAAAGACGCGGCGATCATGCTGGGCATGTCTGGCGTGGACGCGCTCAAATCCGCCCGGTGGCGCGGTGATCCGCTTCCTCCGTGTATTCGACTGGGCACAGGGCCACGACCCAAAATAGTTTACAAACTCTCGGACGTGGAGCGGTTCATTTCTTCGATGGCGGCGCACGACACCACAGACTTCAATAAACATCCCCACGCGCCCCGGTCAAAGGTTCCCCCTTCTCCCTCTTGCCGGGGTTTTTTGAAATGAAAATCCTTGTTGCTTGCGAGTTTTCGGGCATCGTCCGTGACGCTTTTACAGCACGTGGACATGATGCGTGGAGTTGCGACTTGATTGAGTCGGAAAGTCCGGGAAAACACATCATGGGCGATGTGAGAGCCATCCTTGCCGATGGCTGGGATTTAATGATCGCGCATCCACCCTGCACACACCTCTCAGTTAGTGGTGCAAGATATTTTTACCGTAAACAAAAAGAGCAGGCGGCGGCGCTGGATTTCGTCCGAACTTTAATGGCCGCTCCAATTCCGTATATCGCCCTGGAAAATCCCGTTAGCGTGATTTCGAGCCGCATACGCAAGCCCGATCAGATCATTCAGCCATGGATGTTCGGGCATCCAGAGTCAAAATCTACCTGTTTATGGCTCAAAAATTTGCCTTTACTGAAACCCACAAATATCTTGCCAAAACCAATCGGTGGGCGATGGGAAAATCAGACTTCCAGTGGTCAATCCAATTTAAGCCCCAGTCCTGACCGCGCCAAAATCAGGAGCCGGACATATCAAGGGATCGCAGATGCGGCGGCTGGCCAGTGGGGTATTTTGAAGTGACCTACCGCAAAAATCATCAACAGGGGTTGGCAAAATGAGTCAAATTATAGGAACAATGCTGATAGTCGTGGGCATCCTCGTTTTGTGCGCTTACGCTGTGGCCGATTTATTCGGAGACGACGATGATTTTTGAGCGTATCCCGGTTTCACACGCGCCCGTCCACTTTATAAGGATTGATGGCGAGACGTTTTATACCGCTGGCGGCGTACTGGCGCGGCGTGGTGAGTGCAGGGAGCGGATAGCCCGGCGGGAAGAGGCCCGGCGGGAAGAGATTGTAAAAACGATTCTGGGGATGACGAGGGGGTGATGAGCAGATACGCAAAGGGAACAACGGTGGAGACGGACCGGTCCGTCGGGGAAATTAAAAACACCTTGCGGCGGTTCGGGGCGGACGGGTTTCAAATTACGGAAGATCGGAAATCGTCCAGCGTTGCGTTCAAATACAAAAACCGGACGCTCCTCATGTGCATAGACCTGCCCGACGGCTCGGCGGACGTTTTCCAAAAATCACCAGGCCGGGGTAAGCAACGCTCGTCGGAAGCGGCCTACAAAGAGTGGGAGAAGGAATGCAGGCGGCGCTGGCGCGGCCTGGCGTTGGTGATAAAGGCAATGCTGGTGGCGGTGGCCGAGGGGATCGTTAAATTCGATGAGGCTTTTTTACCATATATGGTCGGCGTATCCGGCCGGACGATTGGACAGATGATGGCGCCAAAGATTGATGCGGCGCTCGCCGGGCATTTGCCCAAAGGTATTTTTGGGCTGTTGCCTGACAAAACGGGGTAGCGAGATAACAATGGGACCCTCTGCTGACCGTATCGCTCGCAGTCTCTATTGGGATAAGGCTTGGCGCCTTGTGGAAGGCTGTACGCCCGTCTCCGCCGCGTGTGATAACTGCTGGGCGGCGCTGGCGGCGCGAATGAGGTCTCGCCATCCGAACGAAGCTGTTCGCAGGTCGAACGCGGGGCTGACCCTGCCTCATCCTGAAACCAGCAAACCGTATTTTAATGGAATCGTGCGGATGCGAGAGGATTTACTCGACCTGCCATTGAAGACGAAAAAACCTACTATCTGGGCTATATGGACAGATTTATTCCACAAAGATGTTCCTGCCGATGTTCAACAAAAAGCATGGGAAGTCATGGCGCGATGCAATCGTCATACTTTTTTGATACTGACAAAACGCCCAAACCGAATGCTAATGGCCGCGTCCGTTTTGAACGATATATCATTGCTCAATGTATGGTTGGGGGTGACGGTTGAAAATCAGGAAACCGCCAACGGGCGTATTCCGCTCCTGCTAAAAACCCCAGCGGCGAAGCGGTTCATCAGCGTGGAACCGATGCTGGGGGAAATAAATTTTCGGATGGATAGCCTCGATTGGGTCATCTGTGGCGGCGAATCTGGCCACGGCGCACGGCCTATGCACCCGGACTGGGCGCGGAGCCTGCGCGATCAATGTAAATCGGCTGGCGTTCCGTTCTGGTTCAAGGGATGGGGGAAACACGTCCCGGCCGGGCAGATTAAGGGATTGCTCGACGGCGTGGAGTATAAGGAGTGGCCGATATGAACACCGAAAAACGGAGGAGAAAATGAGCGCGGAAATTGACCAAAACAGAGGCTTAGTTAACTTGACCTGTGACTATTGTGGCGTGAGCGACCGTGTTTCCACGAACCTGGCGACAGGGCATGAGTGGCGATTCAAAGACGGCGCTAATGTTTTTTGTTCGGAAACCTGCGAAACGAGACATAACGAAAAAAAGGAGGCTCTGGTATGAACGCTATCGAAACGAAATTTTTACCATGCGCTCTTACCGACTCGGAACATAAAACAGTTTCCCGTCAACTAGCGGAGACTGTGGCGGAACTGCGTAAACACCAATCAGATTCCGCAATCGAGAAGAAAGCCATGTCCGAGCGCGAAAAACACCTTGAAACCGAAATAGACCGGTTGGGCGGGGTCGTTTTTTCTGGACAGGAATATCGAAACGTGGAGGTGTCCGCGACCCTCGACTGGGATCATATGATGATAGTCACGCTCCGCCGCGACACCGGCGAGACGATAGAGCAACGGGCGATGACTTTAGAGGAACGACAAATGTCTATGCACGATGCTGACGAGTTTACGAAAACCGGCGTAACCCGCATCGGCGCGGTGGCGTGATGGATACCACTGAACGCGCTAAATGGCTTGCCGACCGGCGCACGGGGATCGGAGGCACGGACATAGCCGCAATACTTTCTTTGTCCCCATACGCTGGCCCGATAGATGTCTGGATGGATAAGAAGTCTCTATCAACGCCCAAAACAGAAACCCCGGAAATGCGAATGGGCAAAAAAATGGAATCGGTGATTCGGGAACTCTACGAAGAGGAAACTGGATTTACCGTCATCCAGCCGGGCTTGTGCGTCCATGACTCGAACCCAATCATCATCGGCACACCGGACGGTCTCGTTTCTCCAACGTCGGCCCTTGAACGCCGCATTCTGGAAATCAAAACATCGCGCTCTTCGCAGGGGTGGGGCGAGGCTGGGACGGATCAAATCCCTCAACACTACCTTTTGCAATGTATCCACTATATGGCCGTCTGCGATTGCGATTATGCGGACGTGGCCGTGTTGATCGGCGGCTCCGATTTCCGAATCTACAATCTGCAACGGGATGTTGAACTCGAACGCTATCTTATAGAGACTGCAACCGCCTGGTGGCAAAAGCACATCGTCGGAGGCGTGGCGCCGGAGATTGACGGGTCTGAAGGGGCAAAACGATATTTGAACTACGCCTACCCGCGCAACGTGACTCCGCTAAAGGAAGCGACGGCGGAAATCAACGAGCTATTAGCCCTCCTACTAAATTTACGAACGGAACTTGATTTGAAGGAACTGGAGAAATCCAAAATCGAAAACCAAATCAAAGCGTTCGTCGGCGATGGCGACGGCGTGGAAGGAATTAACTCGAAGGCCACTTGGAAGCTGACGAAGAACAGCGTTAAAACTGACTGGGAAGGGATTGGAGTGGAATACATGGAGTCCCTTCCTTCCACAGAAGCGGAGGGTTTAAGGAAAAAACACACCACCACCAAACCCGGCGCAAGGCGGTTTTTATTAACAACAATGGTTCCTGCTTTAAGCTGACAACAACCCAACGAAGGGAGAAAAAAAATGTTTTACCCGGAAAACACGGCAGACCCCAAGGTCTACGAGGCGGGCGAAGACCTTTCGTCCGCGTTTGGGCTGTTCGTCAAGCCCGGCGCCACACCGCTTACCGTCCTCAAATCCACCGCCTCCGGCGCTATCACATTCGGCGTCGTCATCGAGCCAGGCGCGGCCGGCAAGGGCGTCGCCGTCTGCGATGAAGGTTATCTCTACGTCAAAGCCGAGGCCGCCAGCTACGCCATCGGCCAGGAACTCACCGTCTCCGGAAACGCCAAAATCGAAGCCGCCGCCACCGGCGACCATGTTTACGGCGTAGCTCTGGAGACTGTCACCATCTCGTCCGGCGGCTCTCTGTACATACGGCTCTATCGCAGTTCGTACAAAAAATAACCCGCAACGAAAAACCAAAAGGAGACCCTGAAAATGCCCAACGTAACAATCTCTCACGTCAACTCCGCCTCTAGAGAGGGGGAGTAAATGAGCGATACAGCGATTGCAACCATCGAACCTGGGATTGTACAGGTCATCCGAAAATACAAGCCGGATTTTAAACAGCTTTTACCGGCGGGAATGATAAACAAATTTATGGCAGTTTCAGCGTCCATGTTCAGGATCAACCCGGCGTTGCTGGACTGCTCGGCTGATTCGATTATGGATGCCTTGATGAAATCGGCACAATTGGGAGTGCTTCCCGACGGTATCCGCGGTTATCTTATTCCTTATAAAACCACCGCCACATTCCAAATCGGCTATAAAGGGTTGATGGAACTGGCGTTGCGGTCGGGCAAAGTCTCCAAAATCTTTTCCCAAACGGTTCACGAAAACGACTATTTTGAATACGCGCTTGGGTTGGCAGACAAGCTTGAACACCGGCCGGCTATTGGGGATCGTGGCAAAATGATCGGCGCATACGCCTACGCCGCGCTAACCGATGGCGGGACTGTGCAGGACTACATGAGCATCGCAGAGCTTGAGAGAATCAGGGACAGGTCTCCAGCCGGGGAAGACGGCCCCTGGGTGACTGACACGTCGGAAATGTACCGTAAAACGGTAACGAAGCGACTCTGCAAATATCTGCCGATGGCTGAAAACCTGATGACAGCGGCGGCGATGGATGACATCGCCGAAGCTGATAGTGACGGGGTGGTGATTGCGCCGACAGTGGCAATCACCAGAAAAAGCGGGATGAAAAAATTAAAATCGGCTGTAGTGGCGCAGGGTAAACCCGCCGAACGTGAACCGGGCGACGACGATGTCCCTTTGCCCGAACCAGAACCAACCCCGGTGGAGCTTGATAAACACGCCCGGTTTATTGGCATCAAGCAAGCGATTACGCATGGGACTGAGCTTGAGCGCGAAAGCGCATGGGGCGTGTTCTGCCAGGTGCAAAAGGACTACACCAAAGACGAGATTAAAGACATGGGGAAACTCTACACTTCCATGAAGGGCAAATAGGATGAAACCACGTTGCAGAGACTGCGCGTTTTCGATGACAGTTCAAGACGAAATCGGACATTATCGCCTGAAATGTTTTGAGCCCAGCATGAAGGGCAAAGTCGGATTTTTATCACCGTGTGATAAATTCATGGTAGCGGATGAGACGGCGGCCGACGAGCCGGAACCAGGGGAGGATGAAGAATGATCCGCGTCACTGTGCTTGGCCCTATCGTGGCGCAGGGCCGTCCGCGCTTTACTACGCAGGCAGGGTATGTGCAGACGTATGACCCCCCTAAATCTGTAGCGTTCAAACGCATGATCTCGCATTATGCGCGAGCGGCGATGAAAGGCAGGGTGGCGATGAAGAAGCCTGTCGAGGTTGACATTCAATTTTATTTTTCGCCGCCAAAATCGTGGAGCGAAAAAAAGAAACAGGCCGCGCTGTGCGGCGATTTAAGACACGCCTGCAAACCTGACATAGACAACCTTGTAAAAACCATTTTGGACGGGATTAACGGCATCGTGTTTGATGATGACGAGCAGGTGGTCGTCTTGAACGCTGTCAAACTTTATGGGACACCGGAACGAGTTGAGGTGTCGGTGGAGGAGGTATGAGCGCTCTCCAAATCGCAGGGAAAAAACGCTGTGCGTTTAAAGACAATATTTGCCCTTATCTCGGCGTGATGTTTTGCGAATTCGAGGGCGTTGTAATTTTTAACGAGGCGAGAACTCCGATGTGTATATTGCGCTGGCCTGATGGCGTATGGATTGGCTCCAAGAAGGAATCATGAAAAACAAACAGGTCGCAGGAAAGCGTTTTTGCAGATTGATTGAAACTGCGTGTCCGTTCCTGAAGTGGCAGTTGTGCGGTTTTGACAGGGCCGAAATACAAAATGAAAAACGCTCCGCCATGTGTATCAAAAGATGGCCTGATGGCGTGTTTATAGGAGGAAACCGTGGCTAAATACATCCCAAAAGCCCACCACGGGTCGCACAGCGCCGGGAAGACGATCCGCACGGCGAAACCTTCGACCTCTGAAGTCAAAACCGAGCGCTGTAACCATTGTGGCGGCGCGATGAATAACGGGCGTGGGTTCGACCTGGGGCCTGGTTGCGCGATGTGTGGCCGGGCGCAAGGGCATATGTGCCAGAGATGCGTGACGATACCGGAGGCGGACACGTCGAATGACTAAGCCAGCCGGTTATACGCCTATCACGGCAACATGCGGGAATTGCGTGGAACTCAAAAGGGGAATTATTTTTGATGATTATTGGTGTAAAAACGCCGGGAAACTTCCGTCTTTAGCAGGCTATTGTTCCGCCCTCAAATTCACACAGGAAGCTTTGGACTATTTTGACAAGAGCCGTGGCGGGGCAAGGCCGTTGGTGACGTGGATTCCTAAAAAAGGGTGTGATTATTGTCCGATTTCTAGCTGGATGTGTGACGTGATAGACATCGGCTCACTAGGGGGTTTTTGCAAACCCTCCTCTCGCTGTCCGCAATTTAAGGAGGAGATAAAATGAAAATCACAAGCCAGTTCCTTGAAAAATGGGATGCCTGTTCCGACGGGGAAGAATGGGCCTTGAGACAGGATACGGATGATGCGATTGAGCTTGTAGAAAGGCTACTAGAATATAATAGTGAATGGGCGAGCTGGCTCATAACCCGATGTCTGGAAACGCCGGGACAGATTAGGTACGCGATATTCGCCGCCGAGTCGGTTCTGGACAATTTTGAGCGAATATTCCCAGATGATAAAAGGCCGCAGTTAGCGATAGAGGCGGCTAGAACAGCCCTTGAAAACAATAATGAGGGAAACCGTATGGCCGCGCAGAAGGCCGCCGATAACGTCGCCAAAAACCCCGCCTATAGTTCCTATCACACCGTATTTAGAGCCTATCACGCCGCCAATAAACAAAAAGCCTTGCATGGAATTGCACTTTTGAGAAAACAGGAATTAGACGCAAAAATCAAAGAAGGGAATGGATAAAATGAAACCCGAACGAAAGATTAATAAGAAAAATAAGAAAAAGTTGCTTGAGGCGTTGCAGATGTTCGATCTCTGCAACAACTATTCCGCATTTGAAAAATGGGTATTACCTGCGCTGAAGGCAGGCATAGAGGGTTTGTACTTTAAGCATGTTATGAACACCTGGTTTGTAATGGAATATGAAGACGATGAAGTTGCGTGGGGATCAAGTATAATGGATGCTGGACGCGAGGCTTTGGTGAAAATATTGGGTGTGAACCGTGAGGTGGTTTAAACATATGACCGATGCTCTGGATGATATTTTCGTGCAGGAGCTTATCCTTGAATTCGGCTCAAATGGCTATCTTGTTTTTTTCGGATTGATTGAAATAATAGCCAAGGAAAACGGAAAAATTTTGACCGGGAAACTAGAAATTTCCCCGGCAATTCTGAAACAAAAGTTTCACATTTCTGAAAGAAAAATTGAGGAAATCCTGAAGTTTTGTTCCAGAAAACTGAAAGTTTTGTTCGACAATTCAGAAAAAAAATGGAAGTTGGAAATCCCCAAGATGTTGAAATTTAAAGATAACTACACTTCGGACTTGGAAGCCGCTTCCAAGAATATTGCTTCCCATATTAGAGATAGAGATAAGAGAGAAGATAAAGAAAAGAAAACATCACTTCGTGATGTAAAAGAAAAACAAAAAAAATCGTTCACGGAAACGCCTGAAAATTTCACGATCACAGATTCGATGCGAGAGTGGTTCGCTGACAAAAAATCAGGGCTGAATATCGAAACGGAAACCCAGGCGTTTCTCGATCACTCAAAAGCGAATGGGAAAATTTTCAAAGACTGGATCGCCGCGTGGAGAACTTGGATGACGAACGCCAAAAAATACGCAGAGGCCGCGATTGCGAGAAACGGGAAACCAAAACGCGAATCTCTCGAATCCAAATACACCCATGTAACCGGAGAAATCGCGTGATGCAAAAAATGCCGGACGTGGTGGATGTCGAACTCGAAAGTTTACTTAAACGCATGGGCGACACGAAAATCGTCTGCGCCAAATGCGAGGCCATCAGCGCGGATCGCTTCCCCGGCGGACTCTGCAAAAAATGTCACGACCGAGACGCGCAAGAACGAAATCTCGCAACCGAGATGTTTCAGTTACCGCCAGCGTTCCGGCACAAGAAATTTTCAGACGTACAGGATCGCGGAAACATTGCGAAAGTCAAAACGGCGTTAACCACCGCCGATTTAAGGCGCAAAGGCGTGTATCTGCACGGCGGCGTAGGGTCTGGAAAAACGCTGTTGATGTCGGCCATTTTCGGCGGGCTGGCGTGGCGCGGCGTCCCCATCCGGTGGACTCGTATGGTGGATTTTTTAAACTTAATCCGCGACGCATACAGGCCGGGATCGCAGACATCCGACGATGCCGTGATTTCAAACGCCGCCCATTGCGCGGCGCACGGAGTTTTGATGATTGACGATTTCGGGACGGAGCGCGTTACGGACTGGGTGGAGGAAAAGGTCTACGACCTCGTAGACCGCGTGTACGGCTCTGGAGGGCGGCTCTGGGTCACATCGAACCTTCCGATAGGCAAACTGGCGGAACATGTCGGGGATCGCGTCACAAGCCGCCTGGTGGGGATGTGTGAGATCGTGCGCCTTGACGCGCCAGATTTTAGGATGGAGAAAATAAAATGACGTTTCCAAAAATCTTGTCTTTCGTTTTAAGCAAACTGGGTTTGAACGGTTCGCAACAACAGGAGTCGGCGGACGTAGGGCTGGAACCGAAACGTAAACGGTGTAAACGCAGGCCCAACGGCGAGAATCAATCTCTAAGCATCACGCTTCCCGTCTGGCTTGTTGACAATATCCGGCATCATGCCGCCGAAATGGACATAAGTGTGTCCGTGTACGTCGAACTGGTTTTGAAAAATGAGAGTTGCGTGGTTTACCATCCGGTGATTGCGACAGGAGAGGACGCTACCGGGTGTCTGGAATGAAAACATTAACTCTCTCCGCCGCCATAGCCAAACTCCAATCCCTGATTGATAACGGGGCAGACCCGGAGACACCGGTATTGAGCTATGTCCCTGATCCGGGTGATGGGCTAGATTATGCTACATCAACCGGGATATTAGCCAAAGTGGTGATGAATTATAGGACTGGAAACTTGAATTATGACGGCCCACACGAAACATTGGATTGGATACTCGATTGGGATGACATTGATCTTCCCTTCCCGCCAGCAGAGCGGGCGCGGCTTAGAAATGCCGCGATTGACGCGGTGATTATTTGAGGCCTCCGTCGGCGCATTGCCGCATCCCGGGCGCCTGGAATAAAAACATTAACTCTTGCCGCGTTTTTTGGCCTCAACGAAGCTAACCCCTTTTATTTCAAATGAGTTATGGCGCGGGTTTTTGGGATTTTAATCGCCGCCTCCAGAGCCATCAAATCGCGTTTGGTGACGCGACGACTGGAGAGCGTCTCCGGCGCCATAAGCCACCGCCGGATAGTGGTCTCATGAACTCCGATCAGCGCCGCCGCCTTTTTTTGCGTGAGTCCCGCTTGGGCTATAAGGGCGCGCAAGCGGGCGCGGTTGTCTATTTCATCCACAAATTTTACCCTCCGCTTTCACATAGACGTAGTACGCCCCGTAAAATTCTGATTCAGGGTCGTCGTCCCCCTCCCGGCTCACACCAAAAGGCTCCGGCCCGCCCTGGTCTCCATCGAGTACGGCGTACCCTTCATCCACGATCATCCGCCGCGCCTCTTCCAGCGAAGATGCCTCGCCGAAAAGTTTCGGAAAATTCCCGTCGCCCCCTTCCATCTCTTGCCAGTCATCGCCTACGATGGCGACAAAAACCGCGCCAGGTGTCGCATCAAAGGCTCTTCGCTCAGCATCACGCCGCTCCTCACTCTCGCATCTCTTTTTGCAAGAAGCGGCAAGAATCTCCCGCTCCGGCGTACCCTCTGCGAAGAGGTCACGCGCATCACATAGTCCTCGAAGATACTCGCTCATAAATCCTCCTTTTTTTGCTGTGATCATCATCATCTATATATAGTGTAGAGCCGGTGGCTCTGAATGTCAAGCCATTTTTGCAATAAATAAAAATATATTTTAGAGTAATAATGGTATAGGATTTTGATGCATAAACGCCCCGCCGCCTGGGAGGATGGCGACGGGGCTGGGAGATGGTGATGAGCCAGCGAGAAAAAGATGAAAAGATAGTGTGGAGAATATCCGTTCCACGTGAAACAATATTTATAGGAAATCAACAAAAATTGTTGACAAACTACGAAAATTGTAGAAAAATTCAAAATATATAGCAATTAAAGGAATTCTAAAAATAATGGCCATTGATCGGGCGCGGACTGGAGCCGGCCGTCCAAAAGGGTCGAAAAATAAAACACGACCGTTTAATCGCAAGAAATACACGGATAGCGAATTATCCGCTCTTCTTAAAAATAAGGAAACACCTCTCGAATTTCTCATTTCCATCTACACCGACGAAAAACAGCCTGTTGACCGGCGTATGGATGCGGCAAAAGCCTGTTTGCCGTATATGCACAAAAAAATGCCTCAAGTAATTGAGCCGTCCGCCGAATCAAGGGCACCCCTGAAGTTCACGATTCACTATGGGCTACCTAAGGGCGATGATAGTGCGTGAAGAAAAATCATTAGAGTTCAGTTACGCCCACGCGCCAACTTTGGAAAAGTTTGCCCGCTCAAACGCCAAGCTTAGAGGAGTGATGGGGCCTATAGGGTCTGGGAAAACTGTCGCATGTGGCCCAATCGAAATTCTTGTTCGCGCGGTAGCCCAAGCTCCAGCGGCGGACGGGATTAGATATACTCGATGGATTGTCGTCCGCAATACCCGGAGTCAACTTAAAGATACGGTTTTAAGGACTTTTCTGGAATGGATACCCCCGTCTTTTGGGAAATTTAATAAAACAGACCTTAACTTTCATTTAAAATTTCATGACGTGGATTGCGAGATTTTGTTTCGGGCTCTGGACGATTTTGATGATATCAAGAAAATTAAGTCAATGGATTTAACGGGAGGGTTTGTGAACGAAGCTCCGTATATTCCGCTGGCTGTTATGAACACAATCATGGAAAGGTGTGGCCGATACCCGCGAGGTCGCCGTGGCGAACCAACATGGTACGGCATGTGGATGGACTGTAACGCGCCCGACGAAGATTCTTGGTATTATAAAATGGCCGAAGAAAGCCGTCCTCTCAATGCCCGATTTTTTCGCCAGCCCAGCGGCAGGGCGTTGGACGCGGAGAATATTTCAAATCTTCCGCCAACTTATTATCATGATTTGGCGGAAATCAATGGTGAAACGTGGGCAAAAATCAATGTAGACGCGCAGTACGGGTTTCTTAAACACGGGAAACCCGTTTTTCCCGAATATGACGATTCAATTCATTGTCTGGAAATCGCCGAACCAGTGGAAAATGTACCTGTAGGGCTAGGGATAGATCAAGGGCTGTCCCCTTCGGTGGGTTTTTTCCAGACACTCCCATCCGGCAGGGTGTTGGGATTCGATGAGTTTATTGGTGATAATATTGGGGCCGAGAATTTCGTCCCGTCCGTCCTCCAATATTTCGTAAAGAAATATCCAAATCTGAAACTGGATGAAAACGGGGTGATAGGCGACCCGGCCAGCTATTCCCGATCCGATGTAGACGAAAGAACAGTAGCGTCTATCTGGAATGCCCATCTACAGTCACAAGGGGTAACGCTAAGGCCTGGAGCTCAAGCTATCCGGCTCCGGCTGGAATCCGTCAAATATGGGTTGACGCGGTTAATTGGGAAATATCCATCTTTCATTATCCATCCACGCATGAAAAAACTCCGAAAAGCGATGGCGGGGAAATATTGTTACCGGAAGTTAAATATTTCTTACGGGGAAAAATACACGGAGAAACCGGAAAAAGACGAGTTCAGCCATATCGCTGACGCGGCGCAATATTATCTATCTCATGTTTTCGGCGGTCATCTTGTGACCGTAAGCCGAGATTGGGATGGGGGAGATTTGCAACATGATAACCCACGCGGTTCAAGTGGACAGAGTGAAATAACGGGGTATTAAAAAAATGAAAAAACTACAGGCCAAATTAACTCTTTCTGAAATATTGGAAGATGGAAACGTCGTGGGTTTGCTGGACGATAACGATTTGAGGGTTATCGCCGGAGACCTGATGGGCGGGGTAGGGATGGACTCCGCGTCTATGGAATCGTGGAAAAAACAGTATGGGAAACTGGTTGAATCCGCGATGCTTGTCCGAAAAGAAAAAACGGAACCTATCGGGTCGTTAAGTTCCAATATGCGGGTTCCAGTCATCACGCAGGCTTTGCTTCAGTTTGTAGCGAGGGCGTACCCGGCGTTTGTGGATAGCGACAAGGTGGTGAAATGTAAAATTACAGGATCAGACCCGCAGGGAGTTAAAGCAGGCCAAGCCGGGAGGGTTTCCGAACACATGAGCTATCAACTTCTTGAGGAGATGGACGATTGGGAAGGGGAGACCGACCGGCTCCTGTTGGCCCTAGCGAATGGAGGGACAGCTTTTCGTAAAGTCTACTGGAATGAAGAGGAGGATAGGCCCGAATCCAAACATCTCCCTATAGACAATATAATCTTCGATAATTCGGGAGATTCCCTTGCCGCCTTACAAAGGGTGACTCATACATACCAGCTTCGGCCCCGAGAAATTGAGGAGAGGATTCGCGCCGGGGTTTTTGGAAAGTTCGACTACAAGAAGTCAGGCGGCGGCGGAACAAAGACGGTACAGGTTGAAATAAAGGGATCAACAGAAAATCAGCAGAACCAAATTGAAGATGACGCGCCACACCAATTTTACGAAGTCCACACCTACCTAGACTTGGACGGAGACGATTATCAAGAACCATACATCGTAACCATTCATGTCCCAAGTTCTAACGTCGTAAGGATAGATGCGCGGTTTCATCTAGACCAGGTGAAGATCGGCGAGAAAGGCGATGTAATAAAAATAGTGGCGACTGAACATTTTGTAGCGTACACCCTTTTTCCCGGATTCAAAGGTTTTCTTGGCGTAGGGATAGGGACTATTCTCTATCCTTTAAGTGAGTCTATAACCACATTGATAAACCAGTTGACAGATGCTGGGACACTAGCCAACCAGCCGCCAGGATTTGTTAACGGGTTATTCGCTGGCAATAAAGGGCCGATCAGGTACAAACCAGGCGAAATAAAACCGTTGACCGGCGCTATGAGCGTGGATATAAGCAAAGCGTTTCAGTTCATCCCAATAGGCCAGCCGTCTCCTGTGTTATTCCAGTTGTTAGGTTTCATCTCCGACGCAGCGGAAAAAGTCAGTATGTCTTCAAACCTTATGGCGGGAGCGTCGCCGTCTGGTAATCAACCGGCGACAACAACGGTTGCTTTACTGAATGAAGGGCAAAAATCTTTCGGCGGGATAATGAAACGTATTCTGAAATCCGCAAAACACGAGTTTCGACTGCTATTTGAACTGAATAAGAGATATCTTGACCCAGCAGTATATTGGAAAGTCTGCGACAGCCTACAACAGTCTGCCCAACAACCCGATCAACAAACGCAGTTAGGATGGACTGGACAACCACAGCGAATAATCCCGCCCACCGATTATCAATGTGACGGGACAGATGTCCAACCCCAAGCCGATATCTCGATGATCATGGACACGCAGAGGGCGGGAATAGCTCAAGCGTTGCAAGGCATGGCGCATGAACCTGGAATGAACGGCCCGGCGATTCAACGATATGTGATGGAAACCCTGCGTGTGCCAGACCCGCAGAAGTTCATCCTTCCCCCACAGCCGCCAGCCGACCCGTCCAAGAACCCTGAACTGATGATGAAGGTAGCCGAATTGGAGCTTAAATCTAAAGAGGTTGATATTAAAAGCAAAGAGGCGGATGCGACTATTTCGCTGAAACGAGCGCAATCGTTACTAGCGGAGTCTCAAGCTATGCAGACCGTGACGGATACTCAAATGAAGAACACCCAGAGCCAGCAACAGGCCGGGGAACGGATATTGAAACTATTGAACGATACGGCGGGACAGCAACCATCGGCTCAACCTGTCCCACAACCACCAATGAGTTCCCCGATAAGGGATTTAGCTGACGGTGGTATGCCGATCCCCGATCAAGACGGCGCTCCGACGCAGACAAACCAGCAAGGAGGAATGAATGAACCAGATCAAAGGAATCCCGGAGGAGGATTTACGGGAATGGCGGGAATCGCGGATAACCAGGGGGGTCCTTGAATATCTTCGAGAGGTCATTTTGGAACGCGCCGATTCGTTACTTTGCGGCAAAGTTGGTTCCGAAACAGGGGAAGAATGTCTACGGCTGGTATCTCATGCGCAAGGGGTCAGGTTTTTATTCCAGCGGTTGAACGAATTAGGGAAAAAGGAGGAAGGGAATGTTTGATATTGATCCGTGCGGGCATCGGTTGTTGATAAAACCGAAGAAGGTTGAGGAAAAGACAAAAGGAGGGTTGTACATTCCTTCTACAACCCAGGAGAAAGAAAAACATACCACGACGGAAGGCGTAATTCTTAAAATCGGGAGCCAGTGCTGGCACGCTTTTGACGACGGCACACCGTGGGCGCAGGTAGGCGATACGGTGATTTATGCGCAGTACGCCGGGATGACGGTGTGCGATCCGGAAGACGGGGACTCGCTCATTCTGCTCAACGATCAGGACGTAATTGGGATAAAGAGAGGGTAGATGATGCCAATCCAGGTTCAAACGCGAAAACTAAGCGATACGGTCATAGAGATAGACCAGACATTTGGAGAAAAACCAAAGGATAAACCACAGAAGGAGGTAGAGGCGGAAGGCAAAGAATTTAGAGAGCCTGAAGGAGAAGGAGAAATAGAAGAAGAAATAGAAGATCAGGAACCAGTAGGGGAGCGTTCATCAGAGCGCGGCGATGACCGAGACGAATTGGCGGAGGTTATTGAAGCAGAGGCCCGGCGACGGGGTTGGCAGTCTCCCGAGGAACGGACGAAAAAAGGGATTGATCCCGGCGTATCGGCGGCGGAATTCATCAAACGCGGACAATACATCTCCAAAGACCCGAAAGAATTGGCGAAATTGTTGTCGGAAAAAGACAGGTCTGTTACGCGGTTACAGCAGGAAGTGATGTTGAATAGTCAAGCCATGCTCGAATTGCAAGCGCATTACAACCGGCAACGGGAGGTAGACCGTCAAAAACTCATCAAAGAGTTGACCGAGCAGAGGAATAAAGCCCTTGTCGAAGAGGGCGACGAGGTTAAAGCCGTCAAGCTGGATGAGGAAATCCATAAAGCCCGGACAGGACAGGAAGGGCCCATAATCCCAGTTCCTGCCAAGAAAATCAGGAACATAGACATCCCACCCGACGCTCCCCCAGAGTTTGAGGAATTTGTTAAAGAAAATAGCTGGTTTGGCGCAGACAGGAATAAAACCGAGTACGCCAAAGCCTACGCCCAGTACTTACGCGGGACAGGCGAGAAGATGAAAGACGTTGATTTTTACAAAGCCATCGTAGAAAAAACCGAGAAGGAATTCGCGCGTAAGAAAGCTCCACCTATAAGCGGGAGACGAGGGGAAGCTTCTGCCCGGAAAGATAAATACACGTTGAATGATCTCGATTCAAATAGCCGGAAGATAGCCGAAAAGTTCATCAATAACGGGATGGTGGGCGAAATGGAGTATATGGAAGGCTTGGTGGCGACGGGCTATTTCGATAAAAAATAATCTATTGACAAAAGAAAGGCTATTGTGATATGAGTGACATCAGCAATAAAGGGGTTCCCGCGAAACAAGGGATTCCTTCCCAGCAAACATCTAACGCCGCGCCAACAGGAGCGGTCCAGCAAAATCATCCAAGCCAGAAAAAACCCCAGTTAAACGCGCGTCTACGACCCGATCGTAAACCGTTAAACCGGCGCGTGGTTTTGGGAGGTTCCGCGTCGAGTGAGGATTTTGTGCCCCGATGGGTGCGAAACACCCCGGAACGGATAGCGCAGGTGAGAGAGGCCGGATATGAGTTTGTCCGGACAGAGCAGAACACAGGGGAAGGATACAACGTAGGGGAGCCTTCCCAACTCGGGAACAGCGTCATCGTGCGCAAAGCGGCGGATGGTGATTTAGTCCTCATGGAGATACGGAAGGATTTCTACGCAGAGGACAGGGAAAACGATGCCGTCCAGTTGAAAGAGCTTGAGACGGAGATAACAAAACCAAACGCCAGTAAAGGGCGCGAGAAAGTGTATGAGGAGACACAGGTCTCCCCGAAACCGGCGAACAACGATGGGCTGTAAAGAGCCTATGGAGGAAAGTAAATGGCAAACGCGAATAATCCTATGGGGTTCAAACCTGTAGAGATAGATGATGTTCAAGTCCACCGATATTTCATCCCGTCCACCGACTCGAACGCGATGTTCATTGGTGATCCGGTCATTCTTGCCGGTAGCGCTGATGCGGATGGCACAGCGGCCACTGTGGCGTTAGCCACAGCAGGGACACCTAACCCTATAGTCGGCATAATAGTGGGATTCGCGCCGGTTCCCGGTTCGCTCTACACTAAACACAGGCCAGCTTCCACAAACAGGTATTGCCTGGTGATGGACGATCCAGAAGCGGTGTTTGAGGCGCAGGAAAACGCATCGGGCGGAGCTTTGGCGGCGGCGGATGTGGCGCAGAACTTAGATTTCGTCGCGGGTTCCGGCAACACGACAACCGGATATTCGGGATACATGTTGGCTTCCAACACGAAAGCGGGGACCGCCACATGTCAATTCAAACTACTAAGGCTGGTAGCTAGACCAGATAACGCCCTTGGCACATACGCCAAATGGCTCGTCAAGATAAACAACCACCAGTACGCGGCTTCGACCGGTACTGCGGGCGTATAAGGGGGAAAGACAATGCCTATCACAAATACAGGGTCTATAGCCCCTCTTTTACTGGCCGGGATTTCATCGGTGTTCCAGAAAACGTACGCGGAAAAAGAGCCGCAGTACGTCAGGTTGTTCGATGCGAGGAACTCAAGCAGGAATTACGAAGAAGATGTTGGGCTGACGGGGCTGGGTCTTGCCCCGATCAAACAGGAAGGAGCGCCCGTCCAGTACGATTCGGAGACGACGGATTACATTCAGAGGTATGTCCATGTGGTGTATGCCCTAGGGTTGGCCATTACAGAGGAAGCCCTGGAAGACGATCAGTATGAAGTCCTTGGCGCCCGTAAAGCCAAACTGACCGCGTTCTCGATGAGACAGACCAAAGAGATTGTTCACGCTAACCTGTTTAACCGTGGGTGGGACAGCAACTACCCCATTGGCAACGGCCAGCCGTTGTTTTCGTCTTCGCACCCGCTCGCCGGAGGCGGGACGGGAAGGAATCAACTTTCTGTCGCGTCCGACCTGTCGGAACTGGCGATTGAACAGGCCCTGATAGACATCGCGGACATCCGTACACCCAGGGGTATGAGGATCGCGCTGGAAGGGGTGAGCCTGCATATCCCCAGGGCTTTACAGTTCGAGGCGAAAAGGATTCTTGGGTCTGTTGGACAGTACAACACCGCCAACAACGCGGTCAACGCCCTGAAAGAAGATGGCGTGTTCAAACAGGGTGTCCACGTTTGCGACTATTTCACCGATTCGAACAACTGGTTCATCAAAACCGACTGCCCGGAAGGAGGTAAAAGTTTCCAGCGCAGGAAACTTCGCGTGGCGATTGACAACGATTTTAACAGCGCGAACCTGCTATTCAAGACGGATGAACGCTACTCGTGCGGCGTGACTGATTGGCGCGGTTATTTCGGTTCTAACCCGGCGTAACTTTTAAATGAGTCCCGGAGGGTTCAAAGCCTTCCGGGGTTCATGGTGAATGGGGAGAAAGACTCCCTGTTGGAGACAATGTTCACAGAAAGGATTTAGATCATGCCGACTCGTTTCCCCGGTGGGTTAACCACCGCAAAAGCGTCCGAGACATTGGGGATGTTCGTTGACGTAGACCCTACAAAATACCATCTTTATTTTGAAGATTTCGACCTTTATACTGCCGCGAACTGGACAGTCACAGAGACTGGTGTCGGCACACGCGCTACCGCCGACGAGGACGGGGGTGTCCTTGTTATCACGAACGCCGCAGGTGTTGCAGACGGCAATTACTTTCAGCTTCTTAAACAGACATTCACGTTTACGGTTGGGAAGAAACTCTGGTTCAAGACCAGATTCAAAATCAGCGATGCGACTTTGGCGGATTTTATCATCGGGTTACAGGTCAGGGATACCACGCCCCTTGCCGTTTCCGATGGTGTGTACCTGTTCAAACCGACCGGCGCGACCACACTTAAAGGGTATCAGGATTTCAACAGCGCACAGGTGATAACTTCTTTGGCGCCGTTGGCTAACGGGACGTACGTCACTGCCGGGTTCTATTTCGACGGCGTGTCCTCAATCTCCTGGTTTGTTAACGATGTGATGGTAAGCAGATCGTCTGCCTTGGTCACGTTGCCCACGACATCGCTCTGCGTCTCGTTCTGCCATAAAAACGGTGAGGCGGTAGCCAAAATACTGAATCTGGATTACATCTTAGCGGCCAAAGAAAGGTAGGAGGTGACGTATGCGGCCAGTTAACCGCACTTACACGCCTACAACGCTAAACGCTTCCGGGTTCGCCCTGAACGTCACCGGCGCGGTGTGGGCGCTTACAGCCAACACGGTAGGCGACGGCGTGGCTCATCAAGTCACGATCAAGAACAACTCCGCTACAGACCATTCAGCCAAGACGGCGGTAATCACTGGAAATAACGCGGATGGCGCGACGCAGACGGAAACGATAAACCTTCCGGCAGGCACGGCCACTACGACAAGCGCGTTGTATTTCCTGACCGTTACCAGCGTTGTCCCGTCGGCGACAATCGGCGCAGATACCATGAATTTGGGCTGGAACAACTTGATTGCCACTCCGATGGTGGTATGCGACCCGTATCGTCAATCTGCCCCCAGGCTGACTGTGGAGGTCACAGGAACAATCAATTTCACCGGGCAAGAATGTTATGACGATCCCTTTGTTCAGGGAGTTGTCCCGGCCTGGTTCACAATCACAGCGTTGAGCGGGAAAACGGCAAACACCTCAACGGACGCGGATGGAGGGATTACGGGATTCCGAGTGATAACGGCATCGTTCACCGCTGGGGCCACATTGAAGGTAGGCGTTTTGACCAGGAGATAAAAAGGACATGGCTTGGGAAAAAGGCACAGCGAACGCCGATTGTGACGTGTGTGGTGAGACACTTAAATTATCCGATCTCCGTAAAGAATGGAATGGGCTGATGGCGTGTGATGGGTGTTGGGAACCCCGGCATCCCAACGACAAAGGCCCTATAGGGGTTGGCCGGGAAAAGCAAATATCACAAAACCTGCGTCCTCGTCCGGATTTAGATTTTTTATCTCCGGGCGATGTAAAAGAGTCTGACCTGTAATGACGACATCCGGCGTAACTGGTTTTGCGTTCACACGCGACAATATCATCACGATGGCGCTTAACCAGATAGGCGTTTACTCTAAAAACGCAGTGATAGACAACAATGACCTTGTGGACGCAACGAGAGCTTTAAACCTTCTCCTACTGGCATGGCAGAATATCGGGTTATCGCTGTCAAGAATCCAGGATTGTTACCTGTTTACGAAAGCCGGACAAGCGTCGTACACGCTGGGTGGGCCTTCTTCCGAAAACATCACCGAGAACTACACGCAAACGAAATTGTCCACAAGCGCGGCGGCTGGCGCGGGGACTGTGACCATGGTTTCCGCCGCCGGACTTTCAATTGGGATGTTCGTTGGCGTGATGATGGATGGCGGGATAATCCATTGGACAACGACCACAAACGCCGTAAACCCGGTTGGGTTGACTGTAGTTATGGCGGGCGCGGCGGCGGCAGGGAACGCCGTGTACGTTTACGCTACGAAAATTCAAAGACCGTTAAGGGTTATTTCTGCGCGGCGCCGGACATCCGGCGGATACGACATCCCAATTAGCGTTAAAGCCAGGGAAGACTACAACAACTTGCCAAACAAAAAAGGTAGTGGTAGTCCCTTAATGATTTATTACGATCCCCGTCGGGAAACTTACGGCACGTTGTACGCATGGTTAACCCCGAAAGACGAGAAAGAGATTATATGTCTGACCGTGATTCGCCCGATAGAGGTGTTCACCGCCGGGAACCAGACACCCGACCTACCGGCTGAATTTTACGATGCGCTTGTGAGTAATCTGGCGCTGAAATTGGCGAATGAATACCACGAAGTCAGCCCGGAGATTTACGCAAAAATCCAGGAGGCGGCGGCGCAAAGCCTTATGGCCGCGCATCTGTTTGACAACGAGCTGGCTTCAATCCAGTTTGAACCGGAAAGATAATAATGGCAAACCTTTATCCGCTACCACGGCAGCATTATCACGCTTCGGACGGTACCCTTGCGGCGGGTTATCTTCTTTGTTTTTACGAACCCGGCACGGCAAACGCGAAAACAACCTGGAAAGATTTTTTACAGGTCGCCACGAACACCAACCCCGTAACATTGGATGCGAGAGGTGAGGCCGATGCGTGGCTTTCAGGCGTATATGACGTTGTGTTCAAGACTCCTGCCGGAGCGACTGTGTGGTCTGTCGCAAACTATCAGGGAGGTTCGTTGACGACCAACGTATCTAATCAAGAAGGGTGGGTTAACAACGGGTCGTTCGAGATGGATAGCGATGGGGATGGGATACCGGACAATTGGGACATTGTGAAATATACGCCGTCCGGGGCGTTCTCGCTGGATTCATCCACACAGGGCGATGGGGTGAGTTCCGCTAAATTCACCAGTGTCGGGATTGGCGGCGGGTACGCGCAGACTCCGGCATATCTTCCTGTTTCGGAGTTAGAGACATATTTTCTCTCGTTCAAGTACAAATCGTCCGTGGTTAACGTGCGGAACGTGGTGGAAATTTATTGGTACACGTCAATTTTGGGGAGCCTTGCAACATCCATAATCATTGACGAATCACTGGTAAACCCAACGACGTGGACAATAAAACAGGTGAATATCACGCCTCCGGCGACCGCCAGATATGCAAAAGTGCGCCTGACGGGGTGCCATTCATCGGGAGGGATATCGGGGAGTACATGGTTTGACGACGTGGTTTTTAGGAAAAGTCGAGTAGAACTCGGAGCGTCAAACCGTGTAGTTGTGGATGGTGATTGGCTTACCTTGAGCCAAGATGTGTCCAAAATGAGGCAAGGTTCCGCATCGGCCGTTACCACTGTAGTTTTGACAGGGATAATTACGAACGGCTACCCTGAAATCACCGGGCTTAGTTCCACCGCAGGATTGTCCGTTGGAATGCTTGCGACGGGTACGGGCATCGGAAATCCTCCAAACCGGATCGTCTCCATAGATAGCTCTACGCAGGTGTCATTAGCCGGGGGCGCCACAAGTAACGGGTCTACTTTAATAACATTTATGGCCAGCCTGTATTCGTTGGTTGGCGATACGGTGATGCTGTACAAATCCCACAATTGCCCGATCAATTCGTTCGGGTGTTTCGACGTGCGAGACGAGACGGAAAAAGGGCAGTTATGGGTATTGACGGAATCCGGGATCATAAACACCTATGCTATAGCGTCCGGGACGGCGGGCACAATTATTCTCGCCGCCGATTTCACATTGACCAGCGCTATTGATCTGAACACCCCCGTCCCGGTAGATATACTGAACAACAAATTCATCAATCCCGGCATGGCGATTGACCAGTTGCACGAAGGCGCGGCGCAGACTATCACAGCAGGAGCCGCACTCGCCTACACAGTTGACCAATGGTACGCCTACTGCACGGCCGCAAACGTCACAGGCCAACGGGTCGCAGGGGCGGGACAAACGCGAAAAAGGTACCAGTTCACCGGCGCGGCATCGGTTACGGGTATCGGATTCGCTCAACGAATGGAGGCAGTCAATACTTACGACATGAACGGGCAAACCTGCACGTTGTCCGTTGATTTGTCGAACACCTTACTCACGACCGTCAACTGGGCGGTCTATTACGCAAATTCTACAGACGCATTCGGCACGGTCGCCACGCCAACGCGCACTTTAATAGCGAACGGGTCATTCACGGTTACAAACGTGGTGACTCGGTATAAAAATAAAATAGCGATCCCGTCCGCCGCGACGACCGGGATAGAGGTGGTGTTTACGGTTGGGGCGCAGATATCCGGGACATGGACTATTGCTAACGCAGACCTCCGGGTCGGGGCCGCGCCGGTTCCGTTCGGGGAGAGACCGTATCAACTAGAACTTGCATTATGCCAAAGGTATTTTTGGAAATCTTTCCCATACGGAACCGCTCCGGCGCAAAACGCGGGGGGTAATGGGGCGCTATCTTTTATCGCGGGGAAAGCGGGAGCGAACATTGAACATTCTCCATCGTGGCTATTCCCCGTGCCTATGAGGGTTGTCCCTACAATGACCTACTACAACCCTTCGGCGGCCAATGCTAATGTTCGTGACCAAACTGCCAGCGCGGATTGTTCTGCGGCTGTAACCGACGTAGTCTCGGAAAGCGAAATCCAGATATACGCTCTAACTGGCAACGCCTCTACCGTCGTTGGAAACTTACTTCTTATCCACGCCACTGCCGCCGCCAGATTATAGGAGCGATTATGTATCAGGAAACAAGAAATATTCAATCTGGCGATGTCATGGGGATAATCCGGGACGACGGGGTAAACATCCCTTTGGCCACAGGCAACCCCGATTATCAGCGATACATCGAATGGGTGGCGCAGGGTAACGCGCCCACGCCTGACCCGGAGTGGACGCTGGCGAAAGTGAAAAACAAAAAGATTGCCACCATCAATAGCGAATGTACGAGCCGTATCATTTTAAAATGGCCGCTGGGATTGCAATCGAGCATCAACATGGGTTTGTATCCCGCACTCGTTGACCAATGCAGGGTAGATATCGCCGCCACTGTGGACGCATCAAATACGCAGGGGCGTGACGTTGTGAACGCCTGCGCTAGCATAGCGGCTGTGCAGGCCGTAACGATCAATTGGCCTATCATCTAACAATAAAGGAGTAATAAAAAATGCCGAACGGAGTAAGTTTCGATTTGGTCTCGCATCAAGCAGACGTGGCTAAACGTAAGGCCGCGAAAGACGAATATGGCGCGGATGTGGACAAAGACAAGGTCACGCCTAAAGCCCTCAATGACCGGTTAGCGAGGGTGGAGACACTGGTAGGGTTACGATGATGACGGCGGGCATATATGTATATATAAGGAGATATAATGGGCGACCTTAACGAAGAATGCTCAAAATTTCAGATTCAAACTGCTGTTGACATCGGCAAATTCGGAGTGAAACTTGATGCGATGGCAGACGAGTTTCAACGAGTGAGTGAATCTACTCTCGCAAGGCTGGAGGCATTGGAACGGGAAAATAAAACAGTTTCCCGGATGGTAATAGGAATATTATCTACAGGGTTGATGGGCGCGGCCAGTATTATATATCACAACTTGAGCGGGAAATGATAGACAAAGTAGACGGCCTCCAACCCTTTTTCAAGCGTTTAATCTTGGCTCATAAAATATTATGCACAAGGGAATTTAAGCCTCAAGGCATAGGGATATACTATAATTGTGGTTATCGCTCTGTTATAGAGCAAGACAAACTTTATGCTATTGGCAGGAGTGATGGAGATATAAGAAAAACGGTTACGAATGCGAAAGGCGGGGAATCTTATCATCAATATGGCTGGGCTGTGGATTTTTGTCCTGTTGCAGGAGGCAAGTTATTGTGGGATGACGCTACCACCTTTGAACGGTTTGGGATGTTCGCAGAATCATTAGGTTTGGAATGGGGTGGCAGATTTAAAAGCCGCGATATGCCTCATATTCAAATGACAGGGGGGCTGTCTTGCCCGGCCATGAAAACCTTGAGCGTGAACAATATTGATGGACATATTGAAGCTAGATACAAATCTTCTGGAATGATGTCCGTTTTAGAACTTGTAGAACAAGGAGGAGGAAATAATGTTTGATTCTGTGAAAAAGGGATTTCAGATAATATGGCGATGGTTAAGGGAAAATATTTTGTACGTCGTTATCATCCTGATACTGCAAGGATGCTTGACGTTAAATCCAGCCGTGAAACAAACAATGTTGGACGGAGTGACGTATGCGGCGGAAAAGATGGATTGCGAGAAACAAGGGAAGGACTACAAATGCGAAAGCCCGATGGTGAATTGCCTGTGCGTGGAGAGGCCGAAACTACCGCCAGCCACGCCTGTTATTGTCCCGCCTCCCTCCGTGATTGTCCCTCCTGTCGTGGTTCCTCCTGTCGTGGTTCCGCCACCAGTGGTTATTTCGAGCTCCCACCTGCTTCAACCCGGTGAATCGCTCGACCTGATTGTCAAGAATAGCTCCGTCGCGTTCTGGATTAAAGGACTTCGGATGTTCCACACGAATCCTGACCGGGATCACATATTCCTGTTCGTCAAATGGCTCAAGAATGGCAAGGAGTCGAACATCAACGTAGATATGACGAACGGGGCGACGCGGCTTATCACCCAGCGGTTTGATGGCGGTTGTGGACAGGCCAAATGCGAGAGGCAGGATGTCAACCCGGTGGACTGGAATCCGGCCACGACCTACAAAATAATCATGTCATGGAATCCCGATTTCAGCGTCCACATGGAAGCTTTCAGCCCTGACGGTTCGAGTTTTGCGGCGTGGGATAACACGCTATGGGCTGATCCCGGACAGCTTATACGAGCCAGCGTAGGAAGCCCGTTTGGAGCGTACCCGATGCCGGATATTTTGGAGGCGTTGGCTCCGTGATTCACAAAGGAAAAGTCAAGTCGTCCAACATGGAATCCGTCCCTTTCTTCCCGTGGGTGGGCGGCAAACGCCGCCTGGCAAAACACATCATCCCGCTGTTCACGAAACACACCTGCTATGTGGAGGTGTTCGCTGGAGCGGCGGCGATTTTCTTCTTAAAAGAGCCGTCGAAGGTCGAGATTCTGAACGACCTCAACGGCGAGCTGATAAACCTGTATAGGGTGGTGCAACATCATCTAGAGGAGTTCTTCAAACAATTTAAATGGGTGTTGCCGAGCCGGAAAATTTACGGGTGGCTACAAGATACGCCGCCGGAAACACTGACAGATATACAGAGGGCGGCGCGGTTTTACTATCTGCAAAAAACGAGCTTCGGAGGGAAGGTGGGTGCTCAGAGCTATGGCACGGCCACAACAAGCCCAGCGCGGCTAAACCTGCTACGCTTCGAAGAGGAGCTGAGCGCGGCACATCTACGTCTTGCCCGTGTGCAGGTGGAGAATCTGGACTGGCGCGAGTGCCTGCGCCGATATGACCGCCCGCATACGCTGTTTTATCTTGATCCTCCATATATGCAAGCCCACAAAGGGCAGTACGGTGTAACTATGCGTTTAGAGGAGTACGCGGAGATGGGAGAAATCGTGCGAGGACTTAAAGGTAAGGCTGTCGTCAGCGTGTGTGGACATGACGAAATGCGCGCCTCCTTTAAAGGCCTGCCGATGAAAACGGTGGATGTAAAATACTCCGTCAACAAGGATAAACTGACGGCGCGGAAGGAACTGGTTATATGGAAAACGTGATACCTCAAACTTTAGATGAGGCCCTACCACAGCTCCGAACTGGCGATGTGCTTCTTGCTGTAGGCGCGGAAAACGATTTAATCGCAAGTGGTATCCGCGCAGTCACACATAGCGAGTACACACACGCCGCCATGCTTCGGCTGGATTATGGACATCCTATCGTCTATGAGGCCGTAGCCGAAGGCACGAGCGACCGGCATCTAAAAGAGTGGGTGAAAAGAGAGTATCAGTATGTATCTGTGTTTCGTTCCGACGAAATAGATGTCGCAAAGGCGATTGAGTTTTTAATCGCCCACAAAGGGTTTAAGTACGATTTTGGACAGGACTGGAGAATATGGTGGCAAACCATGTTTCCTGCCCTGTTCAAGGTAACGACGCGATGGGGAGAGATGGCTCCCGCAGGATGGGAAAACATCAATCCAGAATCGTTCATCTGTTCTGAATATGTCTCATGCGCGTTGGTGGCTGGTGGCGTTGACCCTTGCGCCAAATCCAATGCGTACACCACTCCCGGTGACTTAGCTAAAAGCCCAGCATTGAGTCACATACTGTATTTCAAAATATGACGTTAAATGAGGGGGAATTAGTGAATTGGCTCCAATCCAATGATGGGAAGTTGATTTTAGAAAAAGCTTTGAAAGAAGCGCAACAGATTATTTGCGGGTTACAAAAAGCCAGGATGGTGAGTCAACAAACACTGCATGAGCCAATGACTATATGAGTCTCAAACAACATGTGAATGAGGAATCAGACGAATCGTTGACTGTATTCGATCTTCTTGAGAGAACGCTTGCGGGAACTATACAAGGCTACGCCATCGTCTTTAAGGATATTGACGGTTCGATGAATTTCAGACATAGCGATCCATGCCCGGAGTGCTCCTACTATGAAATTTTAGGGATGGTGACACAGTTGAAAGACGACTTGCTAATGCGAGCGAGAGAGCAAAGAGAGGAGATATGAGTCTCAAACAACTCAACGACGAACTCAACGCCAATCCAGATGGCGATCATCGGGACGTAGTTTCACAGGTGGTATGGTCGCCAAAACTGACCATATCATTTATCATTCTTAAATCAATTGGACGGAGGATTTTAAAATGCTTAACGCGGCCATGCTTTTAAAAATAATGGGGATGCTGGGTGGACGGAAGTTCATCGTCACGACAGCGACAGGGTTGATCTTGGGATTCGTGCCGGGACTACAGCCGGAAGTGGCCATATCACTCGCAGGTGTAGCGGCATCTTTTATATTGGGACAGGCTTATACCGACGGGCAGAGCGGCGGGGCTACGAGCACGGCGGCGATAGTCTCAAAGATGTAAAGGCGGAATAATGGCGAACATCCCTTTTATCGGAACATTCACCGAAGCAAGAGAGTTGCGCGTAAACGCGCAGAAACTGGTGAATCTATTCCCAGTTGTTGAAGGGGGTGTGTCTAAATCCAGAGTGGCGCTCTATTCCACGCCCGGCCTCAAACCGTATAAATCTGTCGGTTTAGGGCCGTGCCGGTCTAACGGGGTGGTTTTTAAAAACAAAGCCTATTTTGTCTCTGGCAAAGAACTGATCTCGTTCGATTCATCCGGCAATACCGTATCGGTGGGGTTTCTGAATACTACTTCGGGACGGGTTGTTATAGACGTTGGGCGGAACCAGATAGGTCTCACGGACGGGGTGAACGGCTATTATTACGATGGGACGACATTCGGCGCAATAACTAGCGGTAGTTTCCCGGTCTGTAACTGGATCGTTTGCATCCGTGGGTTTTGGGTGGCGAATCAGGCGGGGACAGACACGTTTTATGTGTCATCCGTGGGGGATATCACTACATGGTCTGCGTTGAATTTCGCATCGGCGGAACGCAGACCGGATATTACGCAGGCCCTTGCGGGCACGGGAAGCATTCTCTGGTGTCTAGGCGAAACTTCAATGGAGGCTTTCACCCTGACCGGGAACTCCTATTTCCCGTTTGAACCTAATTTATCTGTCGTAATAAACGATGGCATCCACGCGCCTTATTCCCTGACGGCTTCGGGAGATTCTATTTTCTGGTTGGCGAAAACGGAAAATGGCGGGTTCGCCGTCATGCGGGGTTCTATCACGGGAGGTATACAGAAAGTATCTAATGTTGACATTGAGTCGCAGATTGACAAACTGGCGGCGACCGTTGGGACAATTTCCGACGCGGTGGGAACCTGTATATCCGACAAGTCATCCATGTTCTACGTCCTGACTTTCCCGTTTTGCGATGTTACATGGGTTCTCGATATAACGACCGGGACATGGCATCAACGCAAAAGCCCAGGAATGGGGCGATGGAGGGTGGGAGGCCATGTTTTCTTTAATAACCACCATATTGTCGGGGATTACGCTTCCAGCCAGTTCTACACGTTGGACAGTGATTATTATCTCGATGGCGGATATCCAATCGAACGGACGTTGAGGACGCAGGCCATATTCGACCCGGAAGGGAACCGCGCTCTGCATCACGCTTATATAGAGGCCGAGTATGCCCCAGGCGTAGGCGTGGCTTACGGGAAAGGGTCTGATCCCGTTTGCCGTATCCGGTGGAGCGACGATGGCGGGTACGCATGGAGTAATGAAATACTGTTAGGTATAGGCAAGGAAGGGGAGAGAGCTAGACGGGTCAAAGCCAGTCGGTTAGGAATGGCGAGAAGTAGGACGTACGAGTTTTTTACGGCTGAACCGGTTCCCATTACGATTCTCAACGCTTATGGGGTGGTGAAATGAGAAACATAGCCATCTCCACGCCGCCAACTGAACCGTCGCTGTTATTGGGCTGGTTACAGAGGTTGGCTACAAAACTGCGTATCGTGGACGGCTACGAAATTTTATGGACTCCTTCTTCGGTGTCCGCCAACTCCACGAGCGACCAGACGGTCACAGTGACAGGCCTGAACCTGGACGACATGGTGTATGTCAACCTGCCAAGTTATGTCTCTGGTGTAGTTGTGGCTCATGCAAGAGTGACGGGGGCCAACACTATAGCGGTGACATTCGGCAACGTGACGGGTGGATCGGTCACGCCGCCAGCGGGAGTTTATAAAATCATGGCGGTACGGATATGAAGATAAGGCAAGCGAACGTCCTTGACGTGCCTGTCCTTGTAGGGATGTGGGCGGCGATGGTTACGGAACTCTATAACAAAGAACCGGAAGCGTTCGATGCGGCGAAGTTTTTTTACACACTGACAATCAGGTTATTCGACGCGGTTCAGGCTGAAAAAAATATGGCGTTGATTGCGGAAGATGAAACTGGGCAGGCGATAGGTTGTGTGCTTGGACAAGACGGAGACGACACCAGGCGGAAAGTGTTTTTCGAGAATATGTACATTCGCCCGGATCATAGATGTAAAGGGTTGGCTCCGAAGATGATAACCATGATACTGGAATGGGGACGGAAACGCGGGGCGAAAGCTTGTGAAATCATGGTGAGACGTGATGTTGTGAGGTTCTACGATAAGCTGGGTTTTAAGGAAGACTTGGTGAAAATGACACGGGAAATAGACGACGGGTTTATTTCTTTCTTGGGAAGGGAAAGGAAAAGTGTTCCTTGACCCATCTCTGAACTATGGAGGCCCGGCGCAATATCAGTTCGGGCCATCGGACGGAATAACAGGATACAGCCCCAATTTTAATACGGGAGGAGGAACGGGAATGGAATACATTTACGGCGCATCAATGGGGATGCAGGTTCTAAACAATTTCAAGGGACAGCAGAACGCCAGTAGTTATAATTCCATGTCTCAAGCGCAGTGGCAACAGCAGTTTGACTGGACGAAACAATATCAACAGGCTCAATTAGGGATACAACAGCAACAGGTGGATAACCAGATGACGCTTGGTATGGGTAATCTTACTCTGGCTAATAAATCCCTTGGAGTCCAGACCGGGTTATCGGCGATAGCTCAAAGCGGCGGGTTCATGGGGGCTTCAACGGCGGGATGGATGGCGAAAGCGGCCAGTGATTACTCTTATAAATATAACCAGACCGCGATAGCGGACAACGCGGCGAATAACGCCCAGTACAATAAAGTTCTCGGCCAATATGAGACCGCTGGCACATCGGCGTTGGCTAGACTAACCGACCTGGTGTCTGGAAAGACAGACCCGATGAACACAAAAGCGTTTCAGTTGCGGGACAAAGCCGCTTTGAAATCGGTAACTGATGCGGCGGCGGCGCGTGGGTTGAACGTATCCAGCGGGTTATTGAAACAGACGGCGGATTACGCGGGTCAACAGGCCGTTAATGATTATCAGACACAAACTGGGATGGAGAAATCAATCGCATACGGAGGTATGCCGTTCGCAGAACGACAGCAAAGGCAGTTGATGTCCGGCGCGATAGACCCGAACCAGTCCGCAGACATCATGAACCGGTACGACTCATGGATGACGCAAGCCAACGCGGGGTTAGCGGCCATAGCGAGAGGAACGCAAACCGGAGGCGGAGGCGGAGGCGGAGGCGGAGGGCAAACCGGAGGCGGAGAGCAAACCGGAGACGGAGAAATACCCAAAGGCGGAGAGCAACGACTTAAATCAATGCGGTATCAGGTGTTGGCCAATGGAAGCATCAGGAAAATAGATGCCTATGGTCAAGTAAAAGGAATTATCCCCGCACATGTTAGCCTGGATTCAGGTTTTGGGGCAGATATAACACAAGAAATGAGAGACACCATTACGGACTTTATAAAACACACCTCTTTCAATGACTCAAGAAACGCCACTTACGTAGTTAAAAACTTCCAATATGGCGATTGGAATAACACCACAACTACCGCGCCTAACACGGGAAAAAGCAAAGTTGTATAGCAAGGAGACACGACTATGTTCCAGGGATTAAACGGCGGTTCCCACATGGGCGCGTCGAACTATATACAGCCGCCAAGTTTATTTGAAGGTATCCCGCAAATATTGAACCAGTACGGCGGGTATCTGGAACGGCAGAACGATAGGGCCGCCGCAGAGACCCGGTACATGGACGCTATTACGCGGAGCGATGCGAGGGATGCACAGAGGCAAGATAACGCAAACAGGTCTTTTGATCTTGAGCAGAGTTCGTCCGAGTTCAACAAACGAATGGCCGAAGACCAAAATAAAAGGGCGCAAGAGAATCACGACCAGAAACAATGGGAGTTTGTCCAGACGAAGATACTCCCGGCGCTTTCCCATGCCGGAGCGACGATTACCTCCAAGTTATTGGAAGAGGCTACGACCTACGGGCAGGTCAGAACCGAGAATAACGACCCGGTAAAAATGGCCGAGTTGATGAAAGACTCTTTCAGGCAGATGAAAACCGAGGCGCAGGGATATGGACTAAGCCCAGAAGACGCGGATAAAATATTTGGGAAATCGTTCGATTACAATCGGATCAAGTCGCTAAGTTCTCAATTCGACAATTTGTTGAAAGACGAGAAGTTCTCGGCTATCGCGGCGGGTAAACTGGTTCAGGGGAAAGATTTTTACTCTATTTTGTATCCAGACAGGGAAACCGGGACGTTTAAGTCGCAAAAGACAGACGTGGCGACGAGACCCGAAAAACCAGTCAAACCGCAGGTTGTCAAAGGGGTGGATGGCGACGGGAACCCGGCGTATTTCACGGTAGACGCGAATGGCGATTCGAGCAAGATAGACGGATTTTCTCCCATGCCGGAAAAACCAAAAGGAGGCATATCTGAAACAACACGGACGAACAGGGACAAAACGGACGCAGATACAATGGCCGCCCGTAAATTGATAGCCGGGAAAAAGGGGCTGGAATTAGCGCTAGTGGATGAAAAAACAAAAAACCTCGCGGCGAAAACCACCTACGCCGAAAGCAGGGTTGATAGTGGGGATAGCGGTGATGGTTCGGATAGCGAGACGGGAACCCCAGAGCCGACGATGACAGAGGAGGTTAGATCAATAATAGCCCAAGCCAAACAGGCTGTGGCGAAGGATAGGAAAAACCCCAATGCTGTCAGGGCGCGGTTAATACAGATGAAGATAGACCCCTCGCTTGCGGGACTGTAAATGGGCGCGTTCGACGACCTGCCGGAAGTTGGCGCATCCACGCTGACAGGGCTATTCGACGACCTGCCGGAAGTTCCGGGGAGAAAGACTGATTTAACCTTTGGGCTGGATAAGAATTTCAGGCCGCGACCCGGTTTGTTCGATGATTTGCCTTCCGCCCCAAAACCTGCGGGGCTATTCGACGACCTGCCGGATATCCCCTCCATCCGCGCAGGGAAACCTGAACCTGAAACTTTCGGCGACTGGCTGGGAAACAAAACCCGAAGTTTGATTAACGTCGTAGGCGCTCCAATGGGGATACAAATCAACCCGACCGGCAACCCTGCGGAGATGACACCGGGAAACCGCGCCGCCGCCCAAATCGCGTATGAGGCAAGGAAGGCGGGCGCTAACAGGCCCGAACTCACCACGGGCGGTTACACGGACGATAACGGCGTAGAAGTCCCTGTGAGACCCACCACCCGCCCCGCTATGACCCCGCAGGAGTACATAGAGTCCGTCAATCCGAACCAGCCGCCTGCGCCGTTAAGGGCGGGTGGTGGGTTCGTGAAAGGGGTGTTAGACACCGCCTCGTTTGGGATACTCCCAGAGGTGGAGAAACAGATATCCGGGCGGCCTGCGCCGAAGCCAGGCGACCCGTGGGCTGAAATGGGCGAGGTGGGCGGAGAAATCGCTGGGATGTTTACCTCTCCAGAAACGGCGGTCAAAACCATCAACACAAAAGTCATTGACCTTGCGGCGAAATTCGCGCCAGAGACGCTGGCGAAGGTCACGGCGATTGCGGGTAGCGCGGGGTATGCCGGAAAAGTGATGCGTTGGGCGGAACCTCTGCTTACAGAGATCGTAACAATGGCTGAACTTATACCGGTGGCGAGCGCTGGTCATTCTATCCTTGATTCCGGTTCTCTTGAAGAGATGGCGGCGAAAATCGGGCAACAGACAAAAAGCGGCGCGATGATGGGCGCGACTTTTGGGGCGGCGAGAAAAGTTTTAGGGGGAGGGTTTGCAAACTGGGATGACCTGTTCAGCAACCCGCTGGACATATCAAAATGGAACCAAAACATAGGCCGGGCAGGTATCGCATCAGGGGCTATGGACATGATTCACGGGAACACGCCCTGGGATGACAGGCCGTTGCCTGAAAAGGCGTTTTCCTACGGCCTGAATGTTTACGCGACATTGTTCCGTCACCCTCTTGAGTATGATGCGCTGGAAATTCCCGGCCAAAGAGGGGGCACGCTGAACGCTGGATTGGAGCCAGGCGTTACGTTGGACACGCGGCCAATCCCGGACATGGAAATATTGAGGAACGCGGCGGAACAGTATGTTACCCCAGAAGCTTTCCTTAAAGACGTTGCGCGTAATGTAGAAAACCTCGGCGTGACGAAAGTCAGGGCGGATTTGGGAATAGACAGGAGGGCGGAACCTTTCCCCAAACCCGAAGACGTAAACGAACCGGCGATTGCGCCGGACGAAAAAATAAACTCCATCACCCGCGCAGAGGCTGGGGACATGATTGCCCGTGGCGACCCCGCCGTGATCCGTCACATCGCCAAAGGGCTGGAAGATGGCAAAGTCAGCTATGAGCAGATGCAAGACGCTATCGGTAACGAGATAGTCTCCAAAATCGGGGAAGTCACGAAGGAGGAACGCCCAGCTATCCGGTCGAACATAGCGAAACTTGAGCCGGATATAAAAAGGGTTTTGAGTGGGGAGGCATTGCAAGACACCCCGGAAGAAACCGCGTTAATCAGCCGGATGCACAAAGATTTAAGTGGCGATATTCCCGAACAGGGACAATCATCTTTAGCGATACTACGAGCCGCCGGGGGGGTAGACCCACGCGACCCGGAAGCGGAAGATTTGCGCGTTCAGCTTGGGATGGAGAAAGGCCAGAATGGAGGGTTGTTCCGTAAAGGCGGGTTGACGATGGATCAGGCGCGGATGATGGTTGACCCGCGTCCTGGGGATGAAACCTCGCTTCACACGTTCAACGATTTTGCGGCGTTACTGGAAGCTGAACAGTCACGCGGGTTGACTTCCCAGGCATCCATGCGGGAAGCCGCAAATAAAACCCAAATGAGCCATACAAACGAAAACCTTAACGACTGGCGGCGGGAAGTAGCGGACAGGAAAGGCATACAGCCGGATGACGTTACCGATTTGGATATGGCGAAAGAGTGGGAGATTGAACGCCAGAAACTGCCAGATGGCGTGTCATTAAGCAAACGCCCCAAACTTTCGGAGTCCGCGCAGTTGTCCCGGATGGCCGACCGGATCAGGGAATCCGTGAAAGAGTTCCAGCCTGGCGAACACCCGGAGATGAACATTGCCGGGGATGCGGAGAAAGTGGCGCACGTCGTCAGCCAGAAGCGTAGCGTAGAAACCGCTGGCCTGACGGAAGGACAGTTAAACGACAAGAAGACGGTGGAACTTGCGCGGAAGGAATGGGAGGAAAACGGGACGGATAGCCCATTCTTTAAGAGGTGGAGCGAGAACGCGCCCGTAGTTAAGGACGTAACTAAAGATTATCCATTCAAGACTGGCGAATCGGTAGTAGTAGAGGCATATCATGGAAGCAACCGGTCATTTGATTCGTTTGACGCTGGGATACTAGGACTCCACACCGGGGCGCCAAGCTCTAAAACCGGTTTTTTCTTCGCCAAAGATAAATACACGCCGCAATCATATATATGGGAAAGGGGCGTGTTTGAAAACAATCTTGCGCGTGAAAAAGATGTTCTTGCACAAAAACGCGGAGTAGAGAGATGGAGAGTTAGCTCAAGTGATCCAGAACTATCAATACATAAAGATGTTGCGGAGCTTGAGAGGCTTGGAGATGAATATAGCTATTTAAGAAAGAAGTTGCAGGGAGGTTTGTTCAGAAAGAATTCCGAAATATCCACAGAGGAACGCGCCAGCATAGAAAAAAAACTGCAAGCTATTTTGGAAAAGAAACAAATCCTGGAAACCAGCTTGAATTTTCAGACAAGAGGAATCACGGCGGAAAGTGGACATGAAGATATGGAGGAAGGCGGGGGTGGATGGACTCCGCGCGACTGGATGGATAGTCCATCTCCCAACGTGATGCCCGTGTATTTGAAGATGAAAAACCTATTCGTCCACGATCAGGAAGGCAAAAAGCACAGGGAAACTTCGTATAAGGAAATTATAGATAAGGCTGTTGCTGATGGACACGATGGAGTAATCTTTAAAAACACCTACGATGGCGGTCCCAAGACGGACATATACGTCGTCTTCGACCCCACTCAAATCAAATCCTTGACCGGCAATCGTGGGACGTTCGACCCTGCAAACCCCAATATACGGTATTCCCAGCGTCCTCCTTACGTTGATCCCGGCCTCGATGAGCGAGTCATCAACATGGCCGCCGATACGTTCAAAAAATCATTTCCCGGCGCGAAAGACACGAACATCCGCGTTGTCAAATCCTATAAAGATTTGCCGTTCAAAGCCGATCCGTCCGTGGAAGCGGCGACGGTTAAAGGCGACGTGTGGCTGGTGGCGGAGAACCTGCCGACGCTGGCCAGGGCGCGGGAAGTCCTTTATCACGAGATGGTAGGTCATGTCGGTATCTCCCAGATGATGGGGGATAAGTTCGCCCCTCTGGTCAACGAGGTTTCAGCCCATTTTCGTAAAGACATGGAGGCCGTGGCGCGTGATTACGATCTTGATCTTGGCAAACCGCGAGATCGCCAAAGAGCGGCGGAAGAGGTTATCGCCCGGAAAGCGGAGACGAACCCGAAAATCGGGCTTGTGAAACGGTTTATCGCCAGCGAACGGGCGGCGATGCGTGAGGCGGGGTACAACCTCCAGTTGACGGACAATGACATCCTGGGGCGGTTAGCGGACGCAAAAACCCGGATGGGTGGCGATACGGCGGCGATGGCCAAGGTCGTGGACTGGTTGAAAGACAGTGAAGCTGGCAAGGTCGTGGCGGAATTCCACTCCATCCTTTCCCCTGCGAGCACTGGGAAAGAAGGCGCGACGGAAGCGGCTCAAATGATCCGGGATGGAGCCGGGAAACTTGCGCGGAACATTGACGAATTTAACGCAAAAATAAAAGAATTAGGCAAGATAACGGAAAATTTCACGGAAGACGAAGGTGTGCGATTCGTCTACAACATGCAAAAAGGCAGGGCGCAGACAGGCAAGACCCCGGAAGAAACCAAAGCCCTGAACGATTTGGCGGCGTTCTTACGCAAAATGTTGGATGATAAGAGGGAGGAAGTCCGGGCGTTGGACGTGGGGGCATTGGATAAGTTCATGGAGAACTATTTTCCGCAAATCTGGAAAGACCCGGCCAAGGCTCAAAAGTTTATGGACAACTATCTTGAGGAAATCGCAAAAGAGTCTTCCGGCAAACGTCCACTTGAAGGCAGAAAAGGTTTTCTGAAAAAACGCGA